GAATCAGGATGCCCGAAATTAATATAAACTTCAAAACAAAAAATATATGAGAAGAATTACAATCAAAAACAACAAGTCTGCTGAAACTATAAAGAGAGAGGTAGAGCAAATTATCGCTCGCCAGGAACATGTGGTTAGTGGAAAGGAAGAAGCTGAAAGGTTCTTTGCGATGTATGGTGATACAAGATATGTCTATGCTGCTGAAGATAGAAAGTATTCTGTCGAAGGGGAAGTAAAAGGAGGATGGCAGCCAACATACACGGTTGTTATAATTGCATATTTCACTGAAGCTGGAAGTGACGATTATGTCTACTCGGTTAGGGTTACGGAGGATTGATAATTACATCATAAAGCTGGGCTAACGGCTATACGAGCAGATTTATTATAGATTTTAACTTCTTTACATTAAGGATATGGCAAATTGGGCAAGTACAAGTTATGCTATCGAGGGTAGCAAAAGCGACTTAGAAAAAGTGTTTAATGCGATTGATGGTTTCGTGAAAGGTAAGATGAAGCCTGTTGCAGAAAACGCAGCTAATAACTGGGAGGGTAATGTCCTTGTAGCTTTAGGGGCAACAAAAGAGCAGGTGGAAGAGAGCTATCTCCGTGGCTTCATCGAAGAGTATGAGTTAGATGAAAAAGCTCTTCGCATCAATGCTGAAGAAGCTTGGGGAGCAACAGACTTTAGACACGTTTTGGGGAAACTTATGCCAGACCTCACCATATACTATATAGTAGAGGAAGCTGGATGTGAGGTGTTCGCTACAAATGACACTGATGGGAAATACTATCCGGAGCAATACTTAGTTGATGCTTATGTAAAGGACACAGATTACTATGAATATTTTGAAACAGAAAAGCAAATGAAGAGTTTTGTTTCTTCTTTGCTTGAAAAAAAAGACTTCACGGAAGAGGATATTGAGGCATGGAACGAGGAACATGAAGATGATGACTCTTACATATATGTTCATGAATTCAATTATGTCGCATAATGATAGGTAACGGAGAGGTTAACCACCTCTCCAAAATAAACAACGTTATGAATATACCAATAATGATTCATGTTGTCACAGTGGTAGCACCTGATGCAACTGTTATTTATCAACAAGTATACGTCAATAATGATTATGCGGCTATAGCTGACCGAGACAGGCAAATAGATTTACACAAGGATTTGCTACTCAATGGAGGAACTATTTGCTTGAAGCAGTTTTAAGATGAAAAGGAATAGATAGGTAAAAGATTAAGTCAGGGGAGACCCTGACTTAACTGTTAAGAATACAACTTTTACCAAATTGACACTAATAACTACACTAAACTGCAAATATATACGTTGAATTCTTACTTTTTATGTTATTAAACGTGACCTTATTATAAGGACTTTCTTGGTGATGTGGTGCATACCATCTTCTGTTAGTAGATGGCTAAGATATGCTGCGGAACAATCCAAATCCTCTTCAGTAAATCTTCTGAACAAGGCTGCAACACTGCCAAAGTAATAGTTCCTATGGTTGTAGAGGAAGTGGACGTGTATCACCTTTCTGTATTGCTTTTCTTTCATACTCTTTACCTATATAAAGACCAGGCATTTTATTGGCTCTTTTCTTGCCAAAGATAATTTCCAATAGCATCTTTTTCCATATACTTATCTGTCGTAATCTCTATAGCAATTCCATTGCTTCTCCAATTGATAGTGGAAATCTTTACATCAAAGTAACCTGAAAGTAACCCTTCCATAGATACTTCAATACCTTTGTATTTTCCTAAACCATAAAATACAATATCTTCACAATCAGCCTTGATGAGATTATCTTCAAGGAAAGAACGCATATTTAAAGTGTCGCCAGGAGATGGCGTAGATGGGAATAACCACTCCCCATACCAATAATACACATCTCCTGCCCAGTAAAATATAATACTTAACTTCATATTTTATAAAAATACTCCTGCATAATCATCTATATATTTAATATATAGAATAATTACTAACGAAATATAGTATTAATATCACCACGTACGCCTTTCTTTGGACGTATCTGACCATGCTGCGCTTCATACTTAGAAACAACCATATTTAATCCTAAAGTAATAAGCTCGTTGATTTGAACTCCTTCCTTTTCAGAGATAGCACGTATCTTATTCATAAGTGTCTTATCTAATGATGTGCAAATGCGCATCTTTCCATTTGTCTTTGAACGAACGCTTTTAGAACTATCCTTGTGCTCCTCTTGACTGTTGTTTCTACTTTCAGAAATAGTGGTAGAGTCTGATGAAGCACTCACTGGAGAGACAGCTGAAGATGTTAGACCTTCTAACAGTTGTCCCATTGCATCATTATTAATCTTTTTGCTCATTTCCTATTTCTTTTATTTATTTACCAGATGTCTTACTTAATAACTCTTCAACAAAGGAACGATAGTCTGCTGCACCATTGCTCTTTGGGTCGTATTCTACTATATTAACAGCTTCAAGTGGGGCTTCAGCTATCTTGATGTTCTTACGTATCTTGGTCGTAAAGACACTATTACCTAACTTGGCTCGAAGACCTGCTTCTATCTGCTTACTTAAATTGGATTTCTCCCAGCGTGTAAGGAGAATTCCTGCTGTCTCTATCTTTGGATTGAGCTTCTGCTTTACCATCCTAATAAAGTCACTTATCATAGTTAAGCCCTGAAATGGCAGTACTTCAGCCAAGAGAGGGATAATAACAAGATTAGAGGCGGTGAGAGCATTGAGGGTAAGAAGTCCTAATGAAGGGGGACAATCTATGAGTATGTAGTCATAGTTTGTAACCTGTGACTGCAAAACATCAGAAAGAAGATGCTCCCTTGCCATCACCGAAGAGAGTTCAAGGTCTGCAGAGGCAAGACGTAATGAAGATGGAACAATGTCAAGATTTTCCGTTATCGGATAGACTGCCAAATTATAGGCTGCTCCTCTACAAGAGGCAGAGAGTGCATCATAGATGGTAGACTCTACTTCTTCATTCTTTAGTAAAGAAGATGTGAGATTACTCTGTGCGTCCATATCTACTAATAAAACTTTCTTACCTAAGCTGGCAAGAATAGAACCAACACTTGCTGTTGTCGTGGTTTTGCCGACACCTCCTTTATGGTTGGCAAATGAAATGATTGTTGCTTGGTGTGTCATATCTTATAAATTTATTTTCCTAACTTGTCATGATACTGTAATAAAATAGATTTCAGCTTGTTGGTAGTTTCCACTAACATCATGGCTATACTTTTCGCATCATATTCATCACAAAAATAATTGCCGATGTTATAAAGGTAATCATCTATGGAAGAATATATGTCATAAGTTTTCTCTACCTTAAAATTTGCATTTACAAAATAGTAGGCACCATTATTTTCTGCTCTCCATCTTTCTAAGAAGACATTATAGTTTTTAGCATCCCAGTACAGACGTTGTTCTTTCATCTTGTCGAACAAGATTTCTTTCTCCTTGTCCGTTGCAAGACGTATCTTAGACTGGTACTCATCGTATTCTCTTACAATAGGTATGCCTTTATTTCTTTTTATAATACCACCATGTTCGTATAAGACAAAGCAATCATACCTACCATATTCGCTTCTGTGTCCTGTACAGATTGCTGTTACAGTTTCGTTATAATTGGAATGAGGTACATTATATGTGCAAACAACAATATCTCCTCTTTTGGGGACATAGTCTGCATCTTTAAATTCCGCCTGAAAAATGACCTTACCATTTTCAATGACCGCCTTGCAACCTTCAGGGATATTAATGCTATCCCCTGACATAAATTTTGTGCTCATACTCTAAAATTTATTAGTTTAATAGATTATTCCTTGATATTTACAGATTTACGTATTGCTTTATTACTATACATACGTATAGTTGTATATACGCATGCAAAGATATACAATATATTTTATTTCGCAAAATTTTTATACCTAATTATTTATTCTCACGAAATTTTATATATTTATCTATAAGCTTGAAGATTTCACAAAGTATTCCAGCAAGGAGCAGCTTGCTGACTCTCTTGCAATTTCGTAGATATAGACGGAAACCCCTTGCAGAGGTTTTGTATGGCTTATCGAACATCAGCAAGAGCAATATACAAGTGGCAACATAATAAAAACGTTTACCTGATTGCGATTGGTTGACTCCTGAAGAGGAAAGTTTTTTCTTTGGATTCATAAACGATCTATTTTGGGGTTTTAACATTTGGTTGTAGTGCTTCTATTCTCTTACGGAGTTCCTTTGCGAATACCATTTGAGCGTACATTATCTTATTAAAACCACTACGGTCTCCCCAAAAGTAATCTTCAACTTCGGAGAGAATTTCCAAGCATTCCCTTGTAGCCAATTCTTTGACACCTACGGTAGGGACTTTGTAAGTTTTAACAAAGTTATCTACATCCTTTACGACAGAAGCCTCCAGATTAACCATATGTTGTATTTCCTCAAAAAAATACTTGTAGCCCTTGGATTGAAAATCTTGGTCAACTGTCTGGGGGGCAAGCCCAAGAAGCTCGCCTTTGACAACTTCCAAAGCTTTGATATAACCATCCATGTATCCTCTTAATTGGTTGTCGGATTTTCCCTGAATGGTTTTTGCATATTTTTTTAAGTGATGTGTGAAAATAGTTCTTTTCATATCTATTCTTTTGGTTATCTTATCTTTCGAATGTTAGTTCTATATTGCTATTGCCTTGGAAACAAGAGCTGCACAAAGCGACTCGCAGAGTACCCTGCTCATGTTAACTTCAACGGCATTGCCGATATACTTCTTCTGTTCGGCCTGTGTCCCTACGAGGATATAATTGTCAGGGAAACCCATGATGCGTTTCAGCTCATTTATATTCAACATGCGCATCTTGATGTCTATGATTCCGTACATGGCCATGAACTCCTTTATCTTGCAAGTCATTTCACTGTCCTTTTCAAAAATCCTTATACCGAGACCTTTTTCTGTGGAGATAAGGTAAGGGGGCATCTTATCCATCCGAGCAATCAAAGTGAAACACGGCTTATTGGTATCTCCACCTGCAGAGTTGAACTGTGGGTTCATCAAGAAGCAGTCAACTACTTTTTGCTTCGGTGTTGTCAATACTGCAGGGCAAGGTGCGTCAATGCTGGAAAGTTGACCACCAGCGGAGTATTCATTTGCCAAAAAACGACTTGAAACCAATCCCAGCCTGTCTTTTGTGGTAAGCGTAGGACATGGCGATTCAACAGAATGATTTCCTCCATTGCCATAGTAAGCAGTAACAAAGAAATGGTGATCCTTAGTGGTGACAGTTCCGGCAGGAATGTCTATCGATTGGTTCTTAGAATACGGATCTCCACTGAATGCTTTGGACATGAAGCTGACATTGGCAAGCCCCTTTTGGCAAGGCTCGTCAATTCCAGGAACTGCGTATTTTCCTGTCTGGTTCATTGAATTATACTTAACAAGAAAGGTTTCCTTTCCACCAGCAACGAATTTGATTAGCCCTGCGTAAATTCGCTTCAAGGTTTTCTCGCATAGAGACTTCTTCCTGTCAAAGATGCTTTGGCCGGCATCATTCATATCAAGCACTTCACGAACTGGCTTCCATTTCTTATATATATGGAACATTCCATTGTCACCTTCCTTGGAGTAGGTCGGAACAGGAAAAGCTATTGGTAGACCAGTTCTCGCAAATTGGCCGAAGAATCTTTTTCGTGACGTATAAGCCCCGAAATCTGCAGCGTTCAGTAAACGCCAGTCATAACGGTAACCATAAGACATAATCCTATTGCACCATCTGACATAACTGCGCCCTTTCAATCTTGATATGGGATGCCCTTCTTCATCCATGTCTCCCCAACTCATGAACTCCTCTACATTCTCAATTTGAATATAATCAGGGTCGAGTTGCTCGATATAGCGGAAAAGATGTTCTGCAAGTGTCCGGCTATCAGCATCACGAGGCCGACCGCCTTTTGCTTTGGAGAAGTTGGTACATTCCAACGATGCCCAAAGTACGACCAGGGCATTTGGGTATTTTACACGCATCCGATTCAAGTGGATAGTCAACTCCGTTAGGTCAAGAGTGCGAATGTCTTCAGTAAAATGAAGGGTGTCCGGATGGTTTGCTTGGTGTGATGCAATGGCATTTACGTCATGGTTTACACACGCAATTACTTTTGCACACGCCTGCCCATTAAGCTCTGCTTGTTCAACACCAGTAGTAGTTCCTCCTGCTCCACAAAACAAGTCTATGTATAAAAGTTTAATATTATTCATTTGTCTTCTTCTTAATACTGTTACTTAATCTCGTTTCTTTCCGATGTTCTGCATCATAACGATTGTGACATCGTTGACACAAGGCACGCAGATTATCGGGATCGCAATGTTCTGGAATATGATCAAGATGTGCTATTGTCAGAACAACATATGCAAATTTCCCAGTAAGTTCATTCATCCGATATGTATGGTTCTCAACTCCACAGAACTCACAACAGTTATTCGCTCGTTCAAGAATTGAATTTCTAATTTGTTTCCAATTCTTTGGATAGCGTGATTTGTTTTCTGGTTTAATAGGCATATTATTGTTTTATTTTATTATTACTGATTTTACAGAGTAGAATTTACAATTTCATCTACAGAGTCAAAAGGTGGTTCCCCTAAGAGTTCCTGGCATACATTGATTATACCAAAAGCTTTTTTAGCAGTTTCCTTATTAGAAAAGCTGCTTATTTTTTCTATCATTGTCTCTTTGATGTATTTTAGTTCCTTATTACTAAATTCAAACATTTCAGATATATCACCTTGATGATACAACTTCCCGTTAATATCCTTTGCTGTACCATCACAGTAGATTTGCCTTAGCTCTACCACCTCACCTGTCTTTCTAAGTTTTGCTTTCATGTCTTTTTTTATATGGAGTATTTTTATTGGTTCATTCTTGTTCTTCCTGTTCGGCTGACGTAAAGAGTTTCCGATAGGAACGATACTTCTTCTCTTCATAGGCTAAATCTTCCTCGTAATGCTCTGCATCTTGATACCAGTTCCTGAAACAGTCTGGACATAGCCAGAAATTCAATACGGCGACATAATAGCCTGTATGCGGTGCATGACCACAACGGTCGCAGACACCGATTGCTCCAAAACGTGCTGTCTTGCTTAATAATTCCGTTCTGTCAATCTTCAGGACTCGAAATCCTTTTTCATTTTCTACTGTTTCCATTTTTTCTCCTTTCAGTCTCTATTCCACATCAACCTTATAATTCAAATCAATGACATCGTCTTCATGAATGTGATCTTTCAGCCATTTAAAAGCATCTCTTGGATGATCGTTAAAATCTTCAAAAGGATCGCCTGACCCATATTCTGCCAAATTTTTGAGAGCTTCATATTCTTTTTCACTAACTTCAACGTTACCTAATGTTGCAGTGTAGGTAACCTTTACTGTTAAATTCTTTATTGTCTTCATATATCAACTTTTATTGGTTATTTTACTTTCTCTTATGTGATATTATTGCAATGTGGCAAGCTATGAAAAATAACAGTTCTAATTGTACATTTTCAACATCTAACCCCAAAGCATAAGTAAGAAGTATGAATAATAATACTGCTATGTCTATTCTCACATTCATGCTATTGTATATTTTATAAACAACTTTCCCCTTCTGAAATCGGAATATCCTTCAAAGAACAATCAAGATAATATGTTGATTCTATTGTCAAATCTTTCTTATATCTTGAAACAGAACCCTGTCATAATGCTTATCGAAGTAAAATATCTTACCTCCGCAACAAGTATCAAGGATTGGGCTATTTATCATATTCGTTTTCTTTTATATTAAACATTTCTTTACAGACATCCTCTGCTATTTTCCGGGCTTCTTTCTTGGTGATGTATTGGTCATCGCTTTCCTCTTCTTCATTCCATGAATCTACTTCTTCCTCTTCTATATTCCACCCCCCATACTCTTTCTCAATTTGCAGGAAGAACCATAAAAAGATAAAAATTGCACCTATCCATCCTAAGAAGCCAATATGGAGTACCCATGAGAAATCAGCCATCACCAGTCCTCCAATCAGATATACAACAAGGGCAGCAATTATGAAATAAAGCAAATGTTTCATTTTGTATGTACTTTTAATATAATATAAAATGTGTTAACGAAGTTCTAATTGTACATGGAAGTGATACTCATTGCATAAGCAGGCAATTTGTCTGACAGCATAGGGGGCCTCTCCATAAGGAAAGAAAATCATACGTTCCTTGGTCAAGCATCTGACTCCTTTCTTTCTTAAATTATACAAGAGGTTAGTCCGTCTCTTTGTCACTCTGTCCATGTGTGCTGAAATTTTCTTTAAGTAGCATATTGTCCTTATGGAATGCAGTTTCAATGTGTTCAACCAAATCTATTAGCCTAGTGTCATACATATCATACATCTGGTACATCAGTTCAGGTGTCGGATGCTCGGACAAATCAAGGATAAAAACTTTCTTGCCTTGCCCCTTCATCCAGCCCGCTTCTGAATGGGCAGAACGACCACAAGGTAGAAGAAGTACACAGTAATCTGCTTCGTGCATAGCATGAAAGTCTTTTTCAAAGGCGTTTGTTGCTTCAGGATGATGTAGGTTCTGTTTGAAATCCTCACAAGTCCAATTTTTTACATTCTCATGAAGCTTTTCCCAGCTAAATCCACTTAGAGATTGATCTTCAGGATGTTTGAAGTCATAGGTCTCATATCCCTGAAAGCGTAAAGCTTGCAACACAGTCTCATAGTGCTTATTACGCCAACTGCTGGCTAAATATATCTTTAATTGTCTCATATCACAAATTATTTTAATAATCCCTTACACAACATTTCCACATATTTAAGACTGTCTCTTATGACTGGGTAACTAAGACTATCATATTGACCTCTTTCAAGACTTTCGATTTGCTTGCTATATACGGATGGGTCATTATTATACTTATTTAATAGGAAGTATCTTAGCCACATATCTGCACAGCGAGGGCGTGGTAAGTCTAGGAAATCCAAGACTAATACCGATAATCGCTTTTGCTCTGTTCTGTTGAGTACGATGCACTCTCCAGTCTCTTTATCAATCCAGCTGCAAAGCATGTGTGCGGTGTTATTATCTCTATCAATGCTTATCTGAAAGCATGAGATTCCGAATAGCTTCTCTATTCGCTCTGCTAGGCATTGCAATTTCCATATGGTAATTGTCTTTTTTATTAGAAAATTAATTTCTCTAATGAGTTTCATACTGGCAAAAGGCTTGAAGTTCTTCTTCTCATAGATTAAGGATAGCAGTTCTTCTCGTTTCTGAGAGTAAGTAACTACTTGATAAAATTCAGGCATGGGTAATAAATCCGAAAAGCCTGTTTTGATGGTTAGAACATTGTCTATCATATCTTTACTTGTTAGCATTTATACTGAAAAATGAAATTACATCATTTTCTATTTTCTGAATTTGTCATCATCATAGCTATGGCTTATTTCATAATAGAAAGCTGCAGCTAAAGCAATAAACAAAATAATGAAGACTATTATATACGTCATATCTTAAGGATATATATTAGAAACATATTAACTATCATCTGATGGAATTTCTACTGCCTTTGCAAACTGCAACAGGTTTGAATACCCTTTGTAAAGTGTATTGCAGGGGACAGCATATCTTCCATATCTATCTATTAATGTTTGGGTAATAGTGTTTCCTGTGACATCGTTAGGAAAGAATAGATATACCCTGTTGTAATCGTCACCTTCTATGAGTAGATGAAGGAAGTTTCTAACATCGGACATGATGATGACATCACAATCAGAAGGGAGACGGATAAAGCCATTATCTTGCAAAGATAAGTAGGCTAAATAATCTGTTACATCATGGAAAGCGCAGAGTCTACTACTTCTCTGTTCTTTCCTTGCTGGTAGAAAACTTATTCCAGCATTTTTCAGAGTTATAGGTTTCGCTGTGAGTTCATGACTAACAAACTCTATTCCTTTGTTCTGATTTATAATACCAATTCCTCGATACACTTTTGAAAAGTATCGATAGGATATTTCATGAACAGCTGGGAGCTGCTTTATATCCATATTCAAGATACTTTGTGTATCTGTAAACTCTTTGACGTGAATATGTTCAGGTCTTTGTTCAGATGTACTGATAAACGATTTAGACATAAGCTTAAAATCAATTTTAAGAGTTATTGTTGACTATTAATTAGAGCTTGAAGCTCTTTGTCTGTGTGTCCCAGGCGGAAGAAATCACTTATATCTTTTTCTGATTTACTTCCTGCAAGAGGAAGATCTAACTTAAAGACGTTGTACTTCTCTCGATACTGTTGTACACGTAACTCCGATTCTTTTCTACCGGTTGCGTCAGTGTCATACAGAAAGATTATCTTAGAGAAACGCTTAGAGAGATCTTCAAAGATACCTTCAGGTATGTTGGCAGTCTCACTATTGAAAGTAAGGGCAGAAAAACCATGCGAAGCAAGGGACATTACGTCTTTTTCTCCTCCTGTAATGAATACTACGTCACCTTTTGCAGGTAATTGCTCATAGCCAAAGATATAAGGCTTGGGAAAGTGACCTGCATACATGAAGCGCAGCTTAGCCTTTGGACGATAGATTTTAACCCTACTACTACCATCAAAGAAATATCCATAAGTAGGAATAGCTTTTGACCCATAAACGGCAAACTCCCCACCTGAAGCCTTCGTAAACGTACAGCTGATGATACTTCTTACATTGTATCGTTTCAGGGTTGCAAGGTCAATACCATATTCTTTCCAATAGCTTTCCTCCCATGGCATGAAAGGCTGTGTTTCTACTTTGAAACTTGCTATGCTGCTGCAGGAACTCTTATTCTCTGATGGGACTTGTCGTGAGATAGCAATATGATGATTGGTGTTGGCAGCGTCAAATACTCCAAGGCAAAGATCACGGTCTATGACCTGAAGAACTTCACGAAAATTGGTTTTCGTATTGATATGGCAAAGTTTTCCTACAATCGTAAAACAGTTTCCACAAAAGCTGCTGTCACCAAAATCTTGAAGATAGTATTGCTTATCTCCACAACTTCTATTGTTGACATATAGATGGCACGATGGTCGGCTGTCTTCCCGAAAGGGGTTACGAAATGTCTTCTTAAGACATTTCTCACCGAGGTAGTGAACAAAGACATCTAATCCTCCACCTGTTAGCTGTAATATTCTTTGTGCTTCATTCATAACTGTGTGAAGTTTTTAATTTGTGACTTTCTTATGCTTGCTGTATCCGATAAAGGAGTTGTATGCCTCTTCCGAAGAACTTTTGTAAAACAAGACTTAATGTTTCAATATAACTACTTTCTAACTTCTCATAGACTTGTTTGTTAGGAAGGGCAAGCAATAGCGTCTTTCTCGTCTCGTCATATGACTCAAAGGAAAGTTGCTTGAAGATTGAAGTAAAAATTCTTTCACTGACTATCTTCTCAAAGGCTGACATACATTTGCCCCATAGAGCTATACCATAATTCTTTAGGGGAATAGATGACTTTAGCTGGACTCTTAATCGAGAGGCATTACGCTTATACCAATTACAGAAATAATCTAAGAAAGCATCTAAGCTGCTTGGAACTACTTCCTTTCGACATTTCAGGTTGGCCAAAAACAGGGTTAGTGCGGTATAAAGAGTTTCTTTGCTCGAAAAGCCATAGAGCTGCTGCATGGAACACACCCACTCGTCATCTGAAACAAGTTCCTCAATGGACGAAAAATTTTGCGAAAGCGAGTTATTATAATAATAATTATCATCTCTTTCTCTATCTCTATTCTCTTTTATAATATGTTCGCGCGCGTAGTTACCTTCGTAATCAGTTGGTAACGTTTTTGAAACGTTTTCTTTTGGTATTTTATTGGTCTTCTTTTGGCCCACTTTTAGCCCACTTGAGTTATAACTGTCTGAATTACCATTAGTTACAAAATTATTGGTAACTTTCTCGTGAAGATTTCGTGAGGAAATGTTTTGGCAAACTTTTGGCCCACTTATAGACTCTTTATTGGACCGTTTTTGGACCTTTTCACAAGGTAACTCCATTGCTGAATTTTCACTATATTCAACAATATCTGCATCAATATAACCTTCGTTAGTAGTGCTATCTTTGGACAATTTTGGACCAATTACAGGAAGATTATCCTTCATGTAATCCGAAAACTCTATCAATCGAACTGATGAGAGCTTATTTTGCCCATCATAGCCTACATTTAAAATTCCATATTTACGAAGTCTTAAAAGACCTTCTTTGATTTCCTTTAGTGTTAACCCTGTAAGTAAGCTGATTTTCTTAATATCAAACCACTGGGGGTCTTCATATCTATCATTTTCTGAATAAGAATGGAGGAGGATATGAAGATAGAGATGAAGAGTCTTTGCATCTACAAAGAAATCCTGGAAGTCTAAATCATAATACAGCTTTACCCAGCCACCTCTCACATTCTGTAAAGAAAGAAACTTATTAAAGTCTCTTACTGTTATAAGAACTCCATTACGTCTTAAAGAAGAGACATGAATAACACCTGCTTCCTTTAATTTGTCGAGAGACTTGCGAGCAGACTTGCGAGTAACCTGCAAGAACTCTGTCATACTCTGAATAGAAGTACGGAATTGTCCTGGCATTGTGAGCTGATTGAAGAAGGACTTATCTTCTCTTTGGGCATTCAGAAAGATGTGCAAAAACATCTGCACAGCATTGCTGTCATCATAGAAAGAACAGTTATAGAACTGTCTCATCAAACCAATCCATTTGTAATCTCCCATAATCTATCTATTTTCAGGGTCAATGGCAATAGCCTTTAATTGTGTGTGCTCATTGAGATTCTCTAAATCATCAATGACTCTTCCTGTTTCGTCTACCAAAACAAAGGTTGTAATTGGTAATCTGTTATTGGCGATTTTCATATAGCTTCTTGATTTGATAATGGTTGTTCTGACTCAATTCTAAAAGAGAGGATAGCTATCCCACGGTTGCCCCGGACAGTAATACTATTATTTGTATGGCTGATATGCTGAATCCTTGATAGCAAGGATTTACCATGATGCCATCTAACTTTGGCTCCTAACATAAGGGTGAGGATGTTATCGAATCTTTTTTCTATATCTTCTTTCGTACCAATTTCTCTATAGAGAGATGGGGTAATCTGAAAAAGAAGATCTACAAGCCATAATGGCTTCTTTTGCACATGGACCTCTTTAACAATATGATACATAGACACTTGAATTAAAAAATATGATTACTTTTCCGTCGGATGTATACATACTGGATTATACCTGTCCTTGTAAACTCCTTCTCGCTTCAAAAGTTTATAGATGGTACTTTGTTCCATATAAAATTCATTAGCGAGAGCACGCATAGCTGCCTTGGGGGTAATAAGGTTACTTAATATAAGTGAACCATAATCTTTGATATACTTGTCTATTACCAACTGCCTACGTTGAACGGTCGGAGTTTCATAAACTAATATTTTATTAAGATCTTCCCTAGTTTCACTAGGAAGACTAGCAACTACTGCTGGAGTAAGCTTTGGAAAACGTTTCCGATGCTTACGCTTCTGCTCTGCTAATTCGGGATTATACACACCATCATCGCCAACATTACGGTTTATCTCACGTAATATCGTCGTACGATCAACTTTAAGAACTTTTGCAATCTCTGCGAAGTCCTTGCCTTCTTTAAGAAGTCTGGCAATTTCTTGCCGTTTGGATAAATCTAATTGCTTGCTCATTGTCAATGCTAAAAGTGTTAAATGGGGAAGATTTTCTTCTTTTACCCAGTTTTTTGTGCATTGACAGTTGTGTTTTTCTCGAAGCTATTACACTTCAATAGCCATTGATAGTCAACATATTATAGTGATTGCTCTAAGGTGTAATTAACACTTTTAACAAATTGTACTTCTATGTTGAACATCCATAGTTCTCTCCCCAATTAAAAGAC